GTTCGAATCCCGTCTCGCGCTTCGAGAAATGGCTTGAAATATAAGGATTCTTGGAGTGCCAAAATACCAAAAGTAATCAAGCTGTCAATCATGACAAAACTTTAACAAAGGAGGGCTTGCGCACATTCCATTTTAGGCGACGCGCAAAATCCCCTCGCCTAATTTGTGCAAGTTCCACAAAGAAAATGCGGATTACACGCAAAATTTCTACACATTAAAAAGCTGTAAAGTTGCAGATTTTTACCACATAAAAAGTGTAAAACTTGCAGATTTTTCGTCCTAAAAAGTGTAATGAATGTCCGCTTTTTCGTGCCAAAAAGTGCGTCGAATGTCCGCTTCTACATTTCTTTAATGTTTTACTCAGCCAAAATCAACGTTTCTTCAAGATTAAAAAAAGGAGTCAGCCGAAGCTAACCCCTAAAAATTTACGCAATACGAATTGTCTGTCCTGCGCGAATAAGATTTACATTTGTAATTCCATTCACACTCGCAAGGCGAGAAACTGTCGTGCCATAACGCGCCGCAATCTTGCTTAAAGAGTCACCTGCTTGTATGCGATAGTAGGTGAGTGCAGTAGTCTTTGCAGTCGTATTAGATTTACCAGACAGAATTGCATTAACTTCATTCTGAACAGCAGTCGCGTCATATCCCGCCGCTTTCAGCTTTGCTACTCTGGTCGAGCCGTTGCCCCAACCGCCAGTACCGCGCACGATTTCAAGTGCGACTTCATGCACAGATTTCTTCGCCGCAGTTGTAGTCGTGTTCAAGCGCGCATTAATCGCAGACTGCACAGCGTTATATCTATTCGCCATTCCGAGGACAGTCTTGCGCGTTTCACCAGAACCATACTTACCTGCCAGAGTTTCATTGACAAGCGTGTTGGTATCAGCATAGTAAATGTGATTTACAAACGCAGTGACCTCATTGTACCTGTCGCCGAGCAGAGCCTTACGCACTTGCCCCGAACCATATGTCCCCTTCGCCACACCAACTACAAGAGTCAGTACAGAAGACTTGTCGATGTTCGCGTCCTGAATCGGAATCTTAGCAGGATTAGCAGGTTGCTCCGTTGAAGCCGCGCTGTTCGTGGACTTCGTGTAATTGTCCCAATTCGCAATATCTCCATACCACAGGTTGACATCAAGCCGACTGCCATAGCCGCTGATGATTGTAGTGGACGAATACTGCCACATCAAAGGCGCGCCGAAGTAATACACAGTGTAAGGCGGCTGACCAAGATTCTTATATCCATACCAAGTAGATACATACGGATATCCTGCTTCCCACAGCTTGTAACCCACGTTGGCGACTGCCGACCAGTCATAGCTTCGCGTCACGCTTGCCGTTGTATAAATCACAGGCTTTACGCCAGTCAGACGATAGACTGTATCGCACCAAGTTTTCGCGTAAGATGTTCCGCGCGCAAATGCCCGATGGTCTTCCCAATCGAGGACGAGCATCGCTTTACCAACATACGGCTGAATTGTCTGCACGAAATGCTGTGCCTCTGCTTCTGCACTTGATACGCCGTTTGCGAAATGGTAGACACCCAGTTTACGCCCACTTGCCAAAGTCGCGTTCGACTGTTTGGTAAACGAGCCAGAAACGTAGTTCGTACCTTCCGTCGCCTTGACGATTACGAAACGAGTATCAGCAGACATATTCTCAATCTGAATGTTAGACTGCCAAGCAGATACATCAATTCCGAAAGCGTCCGCGTACACAGTAGTCGGCACTAGCATTGTAAATGCAAGCAACGCCACTGCGATACGTTTAGTCAGTTTCTTCATTTGTACCATCCTTTCTTAATTACTCAATCAATGTCAATGTGTTTCAAATTGTATAGATCGTCGTTCAGCCCTTCAAGAACCTTGTTTGATTTCTCTATGACTTCGCGCGTGGGATTCTCTTTCGCCTCCGCGCAGATACGCAATGATTCCTCAATGATGTGCTGTGCAAGTTTCAGTTCCTCGATAATGATATTCGCGTCATGCTGATAGTCGCTGACTGCCGCAAGCCATTTCTTGATATTCTCTTCTGTGTATTCCATTGAATTAGTTACTCCCTAGACATAAAAATAGGAGAGCAGTTGCGCGCCGCTCTCCGTGATAAATATAACAACCTATTGTTACTGTTTGATTTCCTCGCCGATTTCTACTTTGTCGCCGAATGTATTTACACCAAGATGTTCAGCAGTAGTTGCCGCAGGTGTAGGTTTGTCATCCTCGACATTGCGTTCTGCATACTTGCCGTCAACATACGCCTCAACCGCCGCATAAATTGCCGCCGAGATTGTGGCGCATACCATGCCGACTGCCGCCAGAGTTTCGTTGCCAGTCTGATAACCTGCGATAGAAGTGCTTACAGAGCCGAGAAACGCCGCAACACAAAGCCAGAATTTGCGGCTAGATAATTTACGTTGAAAATCACTCATTGTCAAAACCTCCTGTTGATACAAGTTCGTTAAATTTATCAATGATGAATTGGCTTGCTGTCAGTGTGTACCCATTTTCAAATGATGGATGCAGTTTGCAGTAGTCGTTATATACTTTGATATCGCCTTCAATAATATTTCTGTAATGGTCGAAACAATGGCACGTAGGGTCAACGCGCACCTCGTCAAAGAATCCTAATATGCGTGTGCGCGCCGTTTTCGCGTCATGTTCTTCGCGGTCTGCTTTTGTTTCGTCGCGCAGGTCTTGAATCTTCTTGTCAACATCTGCGCTAAGTTGTTTTACATCTTGCTTTACATCTTTAATTTCGGTCTGTACCTTGTCGAGCGTTTCTTTAACTTCCTTCATTGTGTCATGAGTTTGATCGTGCCGCGCCAACCGTGAAGTGATAAACGCCCAAAACCCAGTTGACGCAAATACAACGCCGATTAGTGTCAATAAATGTGCATCCATTTTATCCACCTTTCACAAGGAGGTGTCGCAAGTGCGTCAAATGACACACCGAATCTTTTCAATTATTTTCATAGCGTTCTCCTTATCAATTAAAAAGAGGACGCTGTTGCGCGCCCTCAAAAGATAGGTTTATATTGTTTCAAATATGCTTGCGATAGTCAGCTTCAACATTGCTCATATCGACATCAGCATATATCATTGTAGTTACGATATTAGCATAACCAAGTAACTTCTGGATATTCGTAACATCCGCGCCATGTTTCAATAGGTCTGTCGCGTAAGTGTGCCGCAATACATGAGGCGTACATTTTGCTTTCAAATTCGCGTTAGTCTTAATATCCTTTACAACTTGGTTAATGGTAACCGTGGTAAGCGGCGCGTTCTTAATTTTGTTCTTACCTTGCTTTATTAACAAATACTCACTACAGTCGTCGCCGCGCTCTTGCAAATACTTCTTAATCCAGCAGCCAGTTTCAGCTTGAAAGTACACTCGCCGCGTCTTGTCGCCTTTGCCAGTGACCACCATTGTTTTGCGCTCCAAATCAATATCGCTGATTTTTACGCCGCAGATTTCTCCAACTCGACATCCGGTCTCATACAGCATAGATATAATCAAATTGTCGCGCGTATCTCGACAGCCAGTTTTAAGCTGAACTAATTCGTCGTCAGTCAGCGGCTTGCGCCGAGCGCGTTTATATTTGATTGGAGTGATGGCACGCGCGGGGTCTTTATCAATGTAATCCTTCGCACTTAACCAGTGGAAGAATGTGCAGATAATTCCACGCACACCATTCAGCGTACTTTTGCTCACAGGATGCGTCGTCGAAAAGTTAGCCAAATACTCTGATATGTCCATCGGCTTATAATCTTCAAGCGGCTTGGTTAAGTGATTCACGAAGTCTGTGAGCCGCAACCGATAAAGATTGCACGTTTTCTTTGCAAGCCCTTCCATGTACCGCGACGCAACATACAAGTCAACCATGCGCTGATACTTTCCGTCATACGGAATTATAGAAGTCTCTTCAATGGTAATTTTATATTTACTCAGTTCTCCGACAAGCATGTTCTTGACGAACTGCAAGTCTGGCTGAGAGAGCCGCGCCGAACACTTTAGTACAACGTTATCAACAATGTTATCTGAATTCACAAAACTCCTCCGAGTACAAACATACATTTATCTATGCTTTTATATTATCACAAAACAGGAATAAAAGCAAACATAAATTTATATGTTCCGAAGGAGTTTTAATGAATTATGTAAACTAATAACGTTTTAGTAAATCGCTCTTAATTAATCGTTCTCAACAATTCTCTGATTTCAACAGCCCTTCCGTCTGATGAATTTTTGATAATTTCTGATATCAGATATAGGATGCGGTTGTAAATCCAATTGCGTTCTGCTTCGCTCATACTTCCGTATTTCCAGAATAGATATTCTGCATTGCGGATAGCATCTCATATTCCGAAATAGTCATCCACCGAATATCATACTCATAATGTTCAGCAATAGTTTCTCCGGCATCATTTTTTGATTCTGGAATTACTTTAACATTCCGTGTCTGCATATAGTTTTCTCCGTCAAGCGCAAGCGATTGCGGTTTGTCCAAAGACTCTGTTTTTCTCCATGCTGTCACGTTTATGCTCCTCTCTGTCTCTCTTTGAGACTATGCGCTTTAATGTACTAATACGTACATAAGTTTTAATGTTCCGTAAATAAAATTCGTATGTATCAGAATGTGTTATCCATCCCATGTATGATAATAGTGTTCTGGCAAGTTTTATCCAGATATGCCGATGCTCTTCTTTACACCTTTTAATTTTGTGTACGCATCGCAATATATTTCTTACAATTCTTCCTCTGATAACTGTACGGTTTTCATAAAATGTAAATCCAAGAAAATCAATAGGATGTTTTCTGATACGGAATATCTGCCAATTATTCTTTAATTTCAACCGCAGATGTCCTAGCATGACTTTTATTTTATCTACCAGACGGTATAGCTTGCGTTTATTGTTTGATATTATGCCAATATCATCAACATATCTTATGTGTTCAAATCCTTCCGAATATATAAGTCTGTCCAAATCTTCCAGAAATAAATTTCCAAACCATTGCGAAATGTAATAGCCAAGCGGAAGACCTTTGTTAAAATATGTAAAGCATACTTTTATCAAATAAATGAACCAATCATCCTTGATAAATTCCTCTAGTTTCTGAATCAGAAGACCAACTTGTATACTTGCATAGAAATGACGGATATCGCCTTTGAAAAAGAACTTTGGATGTTTCTTTTGAATCCATCTTTCTATCTGCCGTTTGCCTTTGTGTATGCCTCGATCTGGTATGCTCCCGAAGCTGTGTTCGTGAAATCTGGCAAGCAGTATAGGCTTTAATACCAAAATAATAATGTGGTGAACCCATTGCTCTTCAATGCTCGGAACATATATTTCTCTACGTTTTCCAAATTCTTCAACGATTTTTGGCTCATGTTTCGGAGGCTTGAACGCTAATTCTGGATGCTCTGCAATACCGTCTGGTTTGGTATTTTCAAGCATCGTCTTCATGTGTATAACCCAAGCGTCTAGATTCTGGTCAATCTCTTGTATCTCTCTCCGTTTTGTTTTAAACTTTCGCATATTCTTATATGCTTCACGAATAACTTTTTCGTCAGTGACTTGTCGGTAGAGATACTTATATTGTTTCTTAACTATATTCATGGATAATATTTCATTTTATCCTCTACCAGAGCGTAGGTGCGACCGCTTTGCGTTCTGGATGTTAGCGAGAATGTTCACTCACCTAACCAATAATGGCGGATATAGGAGTATTTCAACTCCAAGAGTGTAGAAATATATGAGCATTTGGTTAATCTTCCATAATGGATAAAGCCACCGCCGAGCCATTGTTCCACCAAGCATTGCCTGCATCATTGTTGCAATTAAGAGCAAAATCACCTCCATTAGCCTCATTGTTGCAATTCGCAAAACGTAGGGAAACTGCCACGAACGCGCTCATATATTCCCTTGATCTATAGTTACACATCACCTAGGGAGAGGTATCTCCCTAGAACCCTCTCAAACCAACTGCTTCAACATGACCGCCGAGCCAATGCCCCACCAAGCATGGCCCGCAGCAGCGTCGCAATAAAGAGCAAAATCACCTCCACCAGCCCCATAGTTGCAAACCGCAAAACGCAGGGAAACCGCCACGATAGATGCGTTAAGCCATGTATGGTCACAGTAGTATGTTGATGTAGAACCGCCAACGGTTGTTGGAAGCAGAAATCCATCTTTGGGAGTAAATGCGATAATATATCCTTGACCACCATGGTCTATTCCAGTATCGGTGTATGTTGCGCCAGTAACATCGTAATGGTAATCTGTCGAAATCTTGAATCTCTTATTATCGCAAATCAGATAGGGGTCACGAACCCAAACATCCTGCGTCTGCAAAACTACAGAGTGCATAAATTTGTTGGCAGATTTGCCATCAGATGTTCCGTAGAATTGACCACCTCCAACAACAGGATTGCTCTTTGTTCCATACGTTGTAGAGTTTGATGAATCATATCCGTTCATGTTCCCCATGCCCCAAAATTCGGAGTTGGTTGATTTTGACCAGAGAACTTTGAGCAGAGAAATTGCAGTAGCGACCTTGCCGCCAAAGAAAAGATAATCGCTCCCATTCGCAACGATAGAGTTATGCTGAACATCTGTTGTAGTATTGCCAGAAATATTTGCGATTGAAGTTGTCCCGGCAATAGACCGCATCTTTCCATTAATGGGGCATCCATAAAACATGGGAATCCATAATCCGCAATGTTCTGGACATACCTCAACGTAATCATCATCAAGCTGTTCATAAGCAAACCGAACCTCAAGATCGTTTCCACTTACCTTTAAGCGCATCCAGATAGGTTCAAACCACGCGAAGGCATTACCATCGTATGATGTATTAGACACATCAGATGCCTGTCCGTTAGCCTTTTTTGTATAATCATTTTCGTCAAGCCAGTAATCGAAAGTACCGTCTGTCTTAATCATAGCCGGACGATTTTTGGTAAGCGTGGGCATTTCGCCCCATGAGCCTGCGTCCCAAGTACCATTTGTCAGATTCATAGTGAATGGAGTGTATGACCTATTCTTGCCAATATATTCAACCTTCCCACTATTCGGAGATGCAATATTTTGGTGGATAATCATTCCGTAATATTTCTCCGATTCATCAGAAAGATTAATTAAAGTCTCATTTAATCCGTCGATAGCAGCTTTGACGCTCTGCGATGCGCCGCAAAGTTCTGACGCGGAGTATTGTTCTACGATAGCTTTTGCCAGTGCGTTATAATCAATCTTCTGATTGCCGACTACTTGCAGTGCCGAACTCGATACATCCGATACAGCGGTACTAGGTGTCTTATCCTGTTTGTTTGCGATGTTTGCAAGGTCTGTTTTAAACTGTTCCTCAGTGCCAGTGTAGCCTTTCGATACTGCATATCCGTAAGCTGTGACTAACCCAAGGTCAATATCTGTTGTTGCCATTTAAATACCTCCATTAATAAGTAACGTGCAGGTGCCCAGTAGAAGATGTGATAGCGAACGTTCCCGCGAAATTCGGGATAGTGCCATACATCAAGTGACCACTTGCATTGATATAAAAGCTAGTTGAAAGCGAACCCATTTTTGCCACCGCCGCTTCCGCGCGATCTGCCTGTGTCGCCGCGTCCGTCGCTGAAAGATTTGCCGCGCTTGCGCTGTTCGCTGACTGCTGAGAGTAATACTTAGAATTATCCGTATTCTCATTGTTGCGCGTGCCAGTGCCGCCAATCGCCCACGACTCAGAGAGTTTCGCGCTAGAAGCAGAAGAGTTTGCGCTGTTTTTTGAATCCGTAGCCGAACCCGCCGCATTAGTTTCGCTTGTTTTTGCCGCGCTTGCGCTGTTCGCCGAATTGACCGCTGACTTCTCAGAGTTTTCTGCCGAAGTTTGAGAGTTGTCTGCGTACTCTTTAGCCGCTTCACGATAGGCATACGAAACGCGCATATTGGTATTAATCTGCTCGACCTGCGACAGAACCGATTCCGACACAACGCCGTTAGCCGTAGGGTCTTCGTCAACAATCATTTGAATAAGGCACGTTGCAAGCTGTCCACCATTCTTAACAATCTGCAATTTGCAATCAACGATCCCCGCGATTGCCGTCATCTGTTTCTGCACAAGCAGATACGCCGTGTTGTCCTTGGTTTCGCACTGGTAATCAAAGATATTGCCGTCTGACTTATAACCGCTGAACCGCACCGTCGCGCCATCGGGGATTGTAAAAGGCGAGAGATTATTATACAGATTGAATACCAACAGTCTCAGAGTATCGTCGTTCTGGCTAACGCTCACCGCCTCCGCGCCGTACTTCGGGTTAATATCCACATTGACATCAATCGTCTGGATATAGCCGCCGTCCGTCGCAAGCAGAGTGATAGTCGCCGCATCGCTAGTTGCCGTCGTTTTGCCGTCAGAAACTTTGCACCGAACCTGCGCACCGTCATAATCTTCAAGCATTGTCAGCTTCAACGTGTCGGTTGTCGCGCCATCAATCGGTGAAAACTCAGTCGTGTCCTTGTGGCAAAATTCCCACGCATAGCTTGTCGCGCCAGTAGCCTTAATCGTGAATGTCAGCGCACTATTCAGATACGCCGATACACTTGTAGGCTGTTGTGTTATTGTAATCGCCACAATTTTGCTCCTTTCTTGTTATTTAAAAACCGCGTGTAAATGTCCGTCCGTGATGTTAAATTCAAGTTGGTCATTAAGCTGTCGCGCCGTGCGCATATAAAGGCGACCTGTCGCTTCGTCTATATAGAGATACGCGCCAAGAGCCGCCGCCTCTGCGTTAATCGCGCTGTCAACTTCCGACTTTGTGTATACATCAGTAATGCCGTATCCACTCACTGTCGTCGGCGCGCTTGTAATTTTCGACCACGGAAGTGTCAAGTTATCGAATAAACTTTTAATCTTGCTGAACGTTTCTTTCCACGCGGCTGTCAAACCTGTTTTTCCTGCAAGATTTTTCGTGTCCATAATTATGCTCCAAATACCTGTGTGTACGCTGTGTCAACGATACTGGTCATTTCCGCGTTGGTAAGTTCGACAACATCATCCGAAGTGAGATACCCACTCAAATCAAGCTGTACGCCAAGTTCCTCATAGGTCGTGCCAGTCCAGATATATTCTGCGTAAATATTCTTGTCGCCAGTCGTTGTCGTAGGAAGCAGATAGATAATTCCCTTCTCGCCAGTTTCGGGAAGAGCCGTTACTTTCTGAAACTGAAACTGCACGATTCCCGCCACCGCCGACGCAATTGCCGAATCCACATCATTCTTTGTCTGGTACTTTGAATCGTTCGCCAGTTGCGAAACACTAGTCGGGACAGCAGAAGAGTCGGCTTTACCTGCAATAAGTTTGCGCACCGCCGTGTCATCATAAACCGTGTCGGTTAGCTTCGATCCTTCTGGTACATCCATACCAAGAGTATGTCCGTTGACCGCCGCCGCGTTATCCACAATTCCGTCGCCGTCTGCGTCATAAGTCGCCGTCTTTGCGTAAGGCTTTAAGTCGTCTGCAACTACCGCTTCAATCGACACATTCTTATCTTTATCAATGGCGAGTTTCGTGCCGTTGAAAGTTACCGATTCAAGTTTATTTGCCTCCGCACCTACGTCAGTAAGTTCCTGCACCTGTGTCGCCGCTTTGTCATACTTCGCTTTGAGCGTGTCGGTAAGGTCGTTCGTTGTCAGCTTGCCTTTTACAGAACTGACTACGTTGCCGTCGCCATCTGTGAGGTCGAGTTGCATATTGTTGTAATTCATCGCCAACGTGTAGGTCGTGTTGTCCGCAAGCGGCGAGTTCTTCAATTTCTGCAACAGCGCGTTTACCAGATAAATCAAATCATCATTGGTCGCGTATTTGTATTGTTTGTCTGCCATCACTTGTTCTCCTTAAATACAAGGTTAAATTGACTGTCGATAATCTGACGCAGTTCTTCGTTGCCGATTTTGTCCACGGCAAAGTCCTCAATCGCGCGATTGCCGTCCAGTTCAATTCCGTTGATTTTAGGTTTGTTTTTCAGTGATTCATAGTCATTCGTGACCACGCCGATAGTGTCGTTGAGTTTCGCCACGAACGGCTTTTCTTGCGCGAACTGCACATCCATTTCCGATTTACTTTCGGACATTGTGACATTGAATTTAATCACGCCAATTCACCATCCTTCAAAATCTTCTGGACGCGCACACGCATGATATTCGACGCGATGCGTTCGCCGTTCTCAAAGCCGACACGAAGCTGAATCTCGACAAGGCTGTTCGCATCAAATTTCAGAGTGTCTTCCTCTGTGAGTGAAACAGTCACTTTATCGCCGTCAATCGTCGCGTCGTCTATGGTTTTCTCGACCACAGTTTCGCCGTTCTGCATATAGGTGATGTAGACGATTTTCGCGTCAGTCAAGTCTACATTTGTATTAAATTCATGTGTAGGCGTTGTGCCTCTAGTCATTTCACGCCTCCTTGTTAATCAAAATGTTGATAGAGATTCGATGTGTCTTATGCTACCTGCTATAGTGCGCAATTCATTCACCCAATATTTACACGTTATATTAACGCTCTGATTGCCGAAATTACCGACAGCTTCAATTTGTTTTGCGACATCATCAAGGCTACTATACCAAGTAAGCATTTCATCTTTTGATACTTCCACGCTATCTTCGCGCGCGTTCTCTACATTCTTATCTTTATCGTCCATACAGTCTTGCCTCCATAAAACTATTATTTAATGCACAAAAATAGCCTGCGCCGTAATGACGCAAGCTAGATGCTTAAAAGTTTTCTCTTCGATGCGCGAGGTTTATAGTCTCTCGCGCGACTAAAATGGCGTGACCTGTGAGCGTTCTCACGCCGACAGGACTGCTTGGCAAACTCTACGTTTGGAATTTCCGCACTACTAAAGAACTCATACTCTTCACTGTTTGTACCATTGTGTTTATTTATCATCTTCTGATGTTGTTTCGGTTTTCGCCGCCGCTTCCGCACACGCTTTATCGTATGCCGCACAATCTGATTGCTCCTGCTGTTGAGCGAGAGTATTGAGTTCTGAAATAATGTCGCGCAAAATATAAATTTTTAAAAACGCAGGAAGAGGAGAAGCGTTGGTTACTTTTACAAGATTTTCTATATATTCATTTTTCATTAAAGTAATTGGTTTGTTCATTTTACTTATCCTTTTATTTGCATAATTAAGACTTAAAATATAATGCTACTGCAAGTACCTTTTGCGAAGATGTATAGCTTGTTTGGTATTTTATAGACCATACCTCAGAAGACCGATATGCGGGTGAAGCGATATATGGCGCGCCAACCCACCCACTTGTTGATACATTTATCCAACAAATAAACTTGTAGTAATTACCACTAGAATCTGAAACGCCAGAGTCAGCTTGTATAGTACATAAATTTGGTGTGTTTGCTGTAGGAGTAAATGTATAAGTCTTTAAGTAAAAACAATCTGTTAACAAAACATCGTTAATAGAAACATCACCTTTGAGGTTTAAAGACCCCGCATATGCATACATACCGGGTATAGCAGAAATGTTAATTGTTCCCGCATGAATATTCATTTCACTTCTTGTGGCGTCAAGACCAAAATTAATTATAGGGTGCAACGCCCCCATTCCGGTTCCTAATTTGAAAGTTAATACATTCTCTTGCTTTGCACTTTGACCAACACCGCCACCGCCTTGACTGTCATACCACCAACGTATCAAATTGTGCGCTTCTCCATATTTTAAAGGAGTAGATTTATAAGCATTATATAAAATTCCTTGATTTGATATTTGAATACTATCACCAATAGAATCCGTATATTTGAGCAGAGCATTACCAGATTGATCAATTTTAACGTAAGATGATTTTTTAGATGTTGCATTTCCAATTTCGATTGAACCACCAGTAATTGTTGACGCACTAATTGTTCCAGTGATTTCGGCATTAGTGGCTTTTAATTTTCCAGTAGAATCTACACTGAATGTTGGGTTGGTTGATGCGTTTTTAATTGTTGCACCAATTAGCGTTCCACCTTGAATCACGGTATCGGATTTAATTGTTCCGCTTGTAATATAATCAGCTTTTAATCCACCAGTCTTTATATAGTCGGCATTGAGTATCCAGTAACCAGTCTCTTTGTCACGTTGTAGCCCCTTAATTGCACCTCCATTAGTCAGCCGATTAAATACACCTTCCCAACCAAGATTAGAGTCAAGCGTATCAGTGCTTTGATTTCCGCTAGTCAGTGCCACCGCGAGGGTCGGCGAAGTGTAGGTTATCGTGCCGTCAGCCCACGTTATCTTTGAGCGCGTCCAGTAATATCTGCCTG